GAAGGGAATTCTCTCTCACCCGGTGGGAAAAAATCAGGGACTCAGGGATCGCGCCCGCATTCTGCACAGACCTGCAAGGATCATCAGAAAAGCGAAAAGAGTTTCTAAGGGGTGCTGCCCTGATGGGCTTTGCTAACAACCCGGACACTCTCAAACCGCAGCAGCTGCGAACCGCAGATCTTCTCAACACCGATCTTGACTCTTTCGTTATTGAGAGTCCGCGCCGCGCTTCGAAGACGACGTCAATCTTGCTCGCCCTTCTTGGACGCTGTGACCTGCGCCCGGGATACCAGGTCACCTTCTCCGCGCAAACCGGCGTAGCATCCTCGCGCCGCTTTCGAGAATGGGCGAACCGTCTCGACCAAATCAACCCTCCCATGTTCGACGATCCGACGAACCGGCCGCGCCCTATCTCTAGACACCTCGCCCTATTCGGGGATGATCCAACCTCTAACGTAGACCGAGGTTTCCGCATACTGAGAGGCGCAGCTAACCAGCGCATCGAATGGGCGAACGGCTCAAGCTTCATAGTGTTACGGCCGGAGGCGTCGTCATACCGAGGCGAGGCGGCCGACGTGTCCTGGATTGACGAGGCGCAGGAGATCCTCCCGGCCGACGGCGAGGACTTGCTCGCAGCTATCCTCCCACTGCAAGACACGAAGGTGGGCGCGGCCCTCATCCTTTCAGGCACCGCCGGCGAAATGCGAACCGGCATATTCTGGGACTACCTCACCCGCGGCCGCGACATGGATCCGACGGTCGGCATCCTGGACTATGCAGCACCTGAAGACACACCGTGGGAGATTATCGAAATAGAGTCCGAGGCGATGGCGTTGTTGCGAACCGTCCACCCTGGTATTGGCACCCTGACGACGATGGACAAGATGCTGAAGAATTACCGCTCCATGTCGAAACCGCAGTGGGCCCGCGAGTACCTGTCCATGTGGCCGGAGACTTTCGGGATCACCGCGGTCAAGCCAGAGCAGTGGACTGCCGCAACACTGAAGACGAAGAAGGCTAAGCCGGTCAAGGTTGCTTTCGGCTTAGCTATCAAGCCGGGCGGATCGGTCGCCTCAATCGTGGCAGCGTGGCGCGACCGCGCCGGCGCAGCATACGTCGAAGTGGTGGAGCATCGACAAGGGACCGCATGGTTGCCAAAGAGGATGCAGGAGCTCACCCAAACGTATCGAGGCTCGACCGTCGCCTATGACGACATAGGCGAAGGGAAGGCGACGGCGGTGGAGTGCGCACCCCTCCAGCCTCGAGTGCGGCTGAAAATGCAGACCTACAGAGAGACCGCCGCAGGGTGCATCCAACTACTGCGAGACTTGGACCGGGGAACCCTTTACCACTTCGACCAAATATCGCTCAACGAGGCAGTGGTCAAGGCAGGCAAGAGAGAGATACGAGGCGACCACGGTCAATGGTTGTGGACGACCCTCACACCAGGCGACGACATCACCTCCTTAGACGCAGCGACGAGAGCGCTACGCAACTGGGACCAGTATTTTTCCAAGAGCCCCACAGCGAAACCGGCCGGGATTATTGTCGGATGATTCACTTTGACAAGTCGGAAACATCAGTCGTAATTACGTGCGACGAGTGTAAAGACGTATGGGCGGCCTGTTATCCTAACCTCAACGCTGCCGCCCGCGCATCCCTCGCCCACGAGCATGACGTGCATCAAGTCCCTAGTGGACATACCCAAGGGTACGCGATCATATACAGCGCGACACGCCGGGGACGTAAAGTGTCAGAGGTTTGGGGGACACTATAGGTATGGCTGTCTTGGACATGTTTCGCAACGCGCGGCAACGCGCAGAAATAGCGCCGTCCTCCCTCCCTAACGCGATGGCAACAACGGGGATCGTTACACCCTTCTCCGACGGACAACTCCAGAAATTCGTCTGGAACGATATCTTCGGCACCGACTCCGTCCCTGTCACTCGCATCGAAGCTATGAGTGTCCCCTCAATCGTCGGTGGCCGTGGCCTACTCCTTGGGGCTCTCGCAGGACGGCCCCTGCGAGAGCTCCAAGGTCGAGAACTAGCAAAGCCTCAACCCTCCTGGCTATACCGGACAAACACCGACGTGTCATTGTGGCACCGCATGGCGCACACCTTCGACGACTGGATTTTCTACGGGGATTCTCTGTGGGCTGTCGAGCGCGGTGCTCGAGACCAAATCACGGACGCCGTCCGAATACCGCGCGACCGATGGAGTATAAACACGGAGAACCTCATAGTGGTGGGCGACACGCCAGCCGATAAGGACCAAGTCCTCTACCTTCCCGGACCTTTCGAGGGACTCCTCAACGTCGCCGCCAAAAGCATCAGAGCAGCAGTCGACCTTGAGGCCTCAATGGCAGGGAGGGCTCGCACACCGTCGCCCGCAATCGTCCTCAAAGAGAAGGAAGACAACGGGATGGATCAGGGGGAGGCGACCAAATATGTGAAGGCTATATCTCAAGCCCGCCGAGATCCAGACGGCGCGGTCATGTTCGTCCCCTACTCCCTCGACGTCACTTTTGAGGGTGACACCGCCTCCGACCTCATGATTGAAGCTCGCAACGCGGTCAAGCTAGACGTCGCAAACTTTCTCAACCTTCCAAGCTCTTTGCTCGACGCAGCACTCCCCAAGGCGTCACTGAACTACCAAACCCAAGAGGGCAAAGAAAAGGATCTTACCGACCGGCTCCCCTATTGGACCGAGCCGATGGAGTCTCGCCTAAGCATGGACGACGTGACCGCTCGCGGCCGTCGTATACGTTTCGAGTTCGATGCAAACCCTACCCAGCCGGGCGGGCAAACCGCTCCCTATACAGAGGACTAAACAATGGTTATCGCCTATATAGAAGCGGGTTCTCTCAGCGCATCCCTCGCCGATCGCGTTGTCACAGGACTACTTCTGCCTTTTGGGGAGGTAGGACGCACTAACCTTGGCCGGTTCACTATTGCCGGCCCTGGAATTATCACCATCCCGGACGACGTTAGCGTCCTCCAAGCAAACCTCGAACACGACCAGTACGAGCCGGTGGCACGATTTTTGACCACCACAGAAACGAGCGCCGGCATCGTCGCTAGTTTCCAAATTGGTCGCAACCCCGAGGGAGACGCACTGCTCGCAGAAATCGAGCAAGGCGCCAAAACAGGTCGACTCAAATCACTATCAGCGGAGGTAAAAAATATGGTAATCAAAGCAGGCAAAGCGATCGCAGGCACCCTCACCGGCGCAGCCTTCGTTGACAAGGGAGCCTTCCCTAGCGCACGCCTCGCAGCAGCAGACACCGTCGACGAAGAAATCCTCGACCGTATCGACGAAGAACTGGGAGAACAGCAGCCCGCCGATCTTCCCCTCATGCCAGAACTCACCGTCGACGAGTACACCGACGAAGACGGTAACGTATGGAATCGCACAATCTCTCGGACTAAGACGGCCCTCGACGGTGTCGTCACCATCGAAGAAAGCATTACCCTTTCCCCCATCGAGTTAGACGTAGAACCCAACCCAGAAGAACCGGAGGCACCAGATATGATCACACCCCTCGCAGCGGCAATCCCCGCCGCTTTGCGCAACCCACGACGCGCAGCCCCTCAACCATCGTCTCTCAAAGCAAGCGATATTTTTCAGATGATCGCCTCCGCCCACCGGACCCGCGATTCTCGCCTCATGGCAGCGCTAGAAGACGTCAACATTACGGGGTCCGGTCAAGTAGGCACCGCAACCGTTGTCCCCCAGTACGTCGGAGAACTGTGGAGCGGCCGACGTTTCCAACGCAAAATTATTCCCAACCTGGCCTCCGCAGAGCTCACTTCCACCAGCGTCATCGGATGGAGATTCACCACCAAGCCCATCGTCGCCACCTGGTCAGGTAACAAGTCCGACGTCCCAAGCAACGCACCTGTCGCCGAGTCGTTCACCGTACCTCTCCAGCGTTTCGCCGGCGCTTGGGATATCGCGCGCGAGTTCGTCGACTTTGGCCAGGTCGACGTCATCGCCTCAATGCTTGGCTACGCGGTCGACTCCTACGCGAGGCAGTCCGACCTGTACGTCCTCGAGGCCGCACTCACAGCGGCAGGCGCTGGCACAGCAGTAGGGACCGTCCCCGCAGGTATCTCGCCCGCCCTGGTGAAACTAGTGGAAGGTGCGCTCGCTATTATTGAGAACGCAGACGCCCTCCCCACCTTCGCGATTGTCGCCTCCGATGTCTACCGCGAAC